GCATTTTTAGGATTACTGCATTGTCATAAATCCGAGTTAATGTTTAACGAGTCAGTACGAAAATACAATCAACTAAAAAAAGGAAATAAAAATGTATCAAAAAACTAAATTCGATAAACCGTTCTGCGGACTTCAAGCAAGACTCTTTCCGACTGGTAATGTCAGTCCAAAGTATGAGTATTCTGGAGAAGCTAGTAAAGTTAAATTTACTTGTAGCTTAACCAAAAAAAAATATGGTTTATCTCAAATTAACGAGTGGGTAAGAACACCAGAAGTTGCTGAGTACACTAAAGCTGGTTATGTTTTAAAATATATGACTAAGACTCAAGAAATGCAGAATCCACCACAATATGCAAAAGGTAATCTTGAACAGATATTTTGTTTGGTTATGATTAAACCTTATAAGCCTAGTGCTAATGTTGATGGATTTAAACCTATTGGTCAATCTATGCCACCACAGGCCACTCAATTTGCACCAGACAATGCACAACCGATTGGCATGTCTGATTTAACTGATGATGAAATACCTTTTTAATTATGACAGATACAGAAATACAAATCAAAGCACTTGTAAGTGAAATTCATAATTTAAAAAAGGATTTTGCTTTTAAACTAGAAGAAATCCAAGCTTTATACATGGAAAATAAAAAGCATAGGGAGATGTCTGAAAAATTAGAGTTAGAAAACAAACATCTTAAACAACAGATAAAGCAGTTAGAAGAAGAAGCTGAATCAATGTTAAACCACCCATGATTATATTTGGAAAACCAATACATAGAAAATACAATAGACTTGTAGTAAAAATTGTATCAATAATATTTATTATAGTTATATCAATAGGGTTAATGTCTTGTGATAAATTAGAATTTGACCCTACTACAACTACAATAAAATATATGTTAAAGGAGAAAAAGAATGAGCAATCTATTAAGTAATAAGTCATATGAAGAATTAGAGTTAGCTTCTCAAGAGTGGTCAAATGCTCATAAAAGAGCAATCGTTCTTGATGAGGGTCGTAAAGCAACTTATTCTAAATGTTTCTTAAAACATAAGTTAGATTCTAAAACTGTTATTGAAGCTGAACATAAGGCCAGAACAGATGAAGAATATAAAGCGATTGTAGAACAATATGCAATAGCTGAAGAACAACTTATTAAAGCTAGGTATCATTATAACAACCTTGATAAATATGTAAGTTTAAAACAATCAGAGTTAAAAAGAGATTTAGCTTTGAATAGTAAAGTTTAATGAATTTCACTAACGAGAATTGTGGTTTGCTCCCTTTGTTAATCAGTTAGTGAATAGAGTTATTAGCGAGAGTTAATAATTTGGTCTAAGGGTGGTTTGCTCTCTCTCTCCACCCTAGATTTAATTTCTAGTTATTTCAAAATATTTAAGGTCAGTATCTTTTTTAATACTTGTATAAGAATATTCATAATTAATTAAATCTACATCTTCTCTTTTTTTGATTTCTTCAATCATGTTATTTACTTTAGTAAAGTATGGAAAAGTATCTATGAATTTGAAATGAATATACGAGCCTAGTGGATTGTTTGAAGTTTCTAATTGTATTTCTAAATCAGTAATTACTGCATCAACTTTTATTTTATCCATTAGGACATTATACTATTTCTTACGCATGATGTCTGCACCTTTAAGACCATAAATTGCAGAAACTACACCAATAAAAATAGCTTGATACCAATAAGGTAAATCTTTAAAATACTGAAAAAATAAATCTAATTTATTACGAATGTCAGGGTCGTCAGAGAAAACAGAGTAACCCAATATAAGAATAGGCAAAGATACAAGCACAAGGACAAATTCATCTTTCCAACCATTGTCATTACTTTCAATAACTTTTGCTTTATATTCAATTTCGCCTTTCGCCATTTGCTCTGCATGGTGCATTTGAGCATCTGACATTAACTGTTTTGTTCGTTGTTTATTTTGGTAAATCTTAGCACCTGTTTTTACACCCAACGATAATAAATTCAACCACATTATTTTAATTCCTTTGCTAATTCACAATAGTGAATAATCTTATCCCATTTCTCATCAGGGTTTTCTCCGTCCTTATTTCGGAGTGCGTATTTTATAATATTACCTTGTATGAAATCAAGTTTATTTGCGACTATAAACTCAATAGGTTGGATTTTATACTCCTTATAGTGCTTACCACCTATTTGCTTATCAGTAGCCTTTAAATTGGCTCTATGAGGCTTTAAACTAGACAATTTTACCTATCCAATCCCCTTTTTTATCTAAAACCATAGGAAGTAGTCTTGGAACTCCATCTAGGATAATTCCACAACCAAGTATAAATCTAGTTCTAAAATTTTTAGCATATTCAAATGCCATTGATTTTTGATCTGTTAAACAACCTACGTTCATTCCAAAGAATAGGTTATCTGGGTTAGCCCACCAAGAGATTACAAACTTAGTATGGTAGTGTCCTTGCACAGCACTCATTCCCATAGCTTGGCTCGTTTTTAAAATATCAGCACTCATACCATGAGTAAAAAAACACCTCTGGCCATTAGACATAGTTAAGGTTAAATTATCTACCCACTTCCACTTTTTAGTTCCTAAGAAATCTCCATAAGATTTAATAAATTGTTTGCTCATTCCAAACTTTAATGCTCGTCTAAATACTAAACTAGAATGGTTACTATCTACTTCTGTAACATCTGGAAATATTATTTCTAATTCTTTAATATATTTTCTTGTTAAATTAAGTTCATCTCCAGCACTAGGTAAGTCTGGGTTAGAGTCGTGCATAGATATATTGTGAAAGTCAATAGAATCTCCGATATTAATAATTCTATCTGGTTTAAATTCTTTTTTGATTTCTTTTAAAAATTTGATTGCGTCTTTGTGATGATATGGAATGTGCATATCAGATATAATTAATATTCTCTTATGACTCATGCAATTAATACTTGTACCTATTTTTAGGTAATTGTAAAGGTTTAGACCTTATCTAACAAAGTAACTATGACATATGCCATAGCACTAATTAAAGAGCCTGTGCAGATTAATAAAATCTTCTCTAATCTTTTTACTCTTTCTTCAATGATACTAATTTTTTGGTGTGTTAGTTTCTGCATTATTCTACAAAGTTTTTCATGTGATTCTATTTTTTGTAAAGCAGATTTAGTCATTACTTTTTCTTTCTTGGCTTATATTTTTTGATGCCTTGTGAGATGAAGATGTTTTTATATAAAGAAACCTTTTTACCAAACTTTTTATCAGCTTTTCTTTTTACAGATTTATATGCCTTACTTTTTTTATTAAAAGACTTAGGCTTACCTAATTTCTTTGGTCTAGCTTTGGCATATATAGGTTTCTTCTTCATTACTTCTTCTTCTTCTTTTTAGCTTTAGATTTCTTTTTAGGTGGTCTTCCTTTTTTACTTCCGTATGTTCCCATTCCTCTTGGCATAATATTCTCCTATTAGTTAGTTAGTTTTCCACCAGACCATTTTGCTTCTGGTAATCCATTAATATAATTCTTTCCATCAAATGTCAAAACTTGCTTTCTATTTGAGTCTTGATTAAAGCTACAATGTACCCACCCTGAATTAGCACCCTCATCTTCATTCCAATATTCTAATATTAATTGGTCAAAGTCTGTATTGTTTTGAATCCATAAAGCGACTTCTAAATTACTTACACCAGCTATTTCAAAATCAACTGCTTGTCCTTTTGTATGTTGTGATGTCTTAGAAGAATTAATTGCTACACATAATTCCTCACTACGATAGCCAGATGTAACAATAATTGGTTTTTCAAATTTTGCTCTTACAGGCTCTAATACTCCATAGCATAAATCAGTAAGGTTTTTAATTTCTCCACTACCAGCTTTGTTTTTAATACCAAGCCTTATTGCAGTAGAGGACTTTTCAAATTCTTCTAATTTAAAGTGTTTTGATAATTGCATGATTATCTCCTATGTTGATTATCTCGCAGTAGCTGGTACACCAGATGATGAAACGAATGGATTTTCTGCAAATGCCATGTAGATGTATGATGCACCAGAACCATTTCTTGATGTTGTTGTAACTCTTAATTTAAAACCATTACTTAAATGGTCTGTTGAATAATCTGTTGTATCTGGATCATTTGTGTCAGGAAATAATGCTGTATTCCATGGATTGTATGTATTTCTTTTATTGTCTAAAATTTGCCAATTAGCAGTTGAATCTGTTCTTTTTACCATAACGAAAGCTGGAGAAAATCCTAAATGAATGTAGCTTCCGTTTGTTGACCCATTTCCGACATAGCTTCCAAATTTTGAGAAGCCTTTTTTTTCTTGAAAACAATACATTATAAATTGAGTTGAGTTAGCATTTATAGCAGAACCAGCATCTACAAAAGTTACAGTAGATGAACCAATAGATAATTCTGTTGTTGAATCATCTGTTACCATAGCACTATTTTCATTTAATTTTATAAGACTTCCATCATTTGGAAATGCTGGGTGGTTAGGATAACCATACATAAGCCAAGGAGTAGCATTATCTCTATCTTTAATTAAAACTAATTTAGGAGAAGTTAATCCATGTCCAACTGTTGCACCATCAG